TTTGATGTTCTAGGATGACGGGTTCAGGTATTTTTGGAAATGTTTCCATAGTTTGGTTAGGACAGCAACATCTTGTTTGCAGTATTCCTGCATTTCGGGGCTCCATTCAGCCCAATCAGTGGTTTTTGCAAACTCACCTTTGAAACATTTAAGACGATAGCCATATGCTTCTAGACTATGTGATCCATACAAGCTAACTGGCATCATAGGCCACTTACGCTTCTTATCAATGTCTAGTAGATTAGGGTGAAAATAACGGCTTAGTATAAGGGTATCCCAATGAGGTGTCATTAACTCTCTAAAGAAAGGGTAATGCTTCTGTAATTGAGGTACATCATATCCTATACCATTGTGTGAGATAATATTAGTAGCACACATTAATCCCTGTATACCATTACAAATGGATTTAGAGCTTGCCATAGGCAATGCTTTAGGATCATCTGCATACTTCTCATCATTATACTCTTCCACAAGTCCAGTGTCTATGTCTTGTGTGACTATGCAATGAACTCGTTTAGATTCAAACCCATCTGTCTCAATGTCAAATGCGAGATTTAGCGGGGTTTTGGTGTCCATGTATAGGTTTTGTCAACAAATTGTGCTTTGTTAATTGCCTCCTGTGATGGTGGATTAGGTTTTTTTAGATCAAAAATCCGTGGCGGGATTGAATTGTTCGGTCTTAACTTCATGTTCAGTAAATCTACAGGTGTTTAGATTGTAACTTAATTCACAAGCTTTCCCATTTTCGCCTGAATAACGATTTTTAAGGATTCTAACAGTCGTTCTAGCTCCAGTAGTGTCGGCTTGTTGATCTCTTTCGAGGGCAATGACCGAATCTGATATCTGAGCAATGCTGTGAGATCCTCTAAGTGAGGACAAGTTAACTCTTCCTCCTTCCTCGTGTGCATTTTTGTCATTGCTAGCTCTCCTTAAATGGGAGACTAAAAATAATGTTATACCAGTTCTCTCTACCAGTGAACGTAATCTGGTCATAGTCTGGTCGATCATACGACGTTCATCACCGTCCAGTCCGGACAATAATATACTAAGATGGTCTAAGAATATAACACGACACTCCAATCCACTGGCCATGTACTCAATCCGTTGATAGATAGTATCTGGTTCAAAACTACCAAACCCATCAAAAAGATAGAGATCATAATTGGCAAGAGATACCAGAAAATGTGAATCGATTTCTTCTGGGTCATGATCGCCTATGTGAAGAGGTTGTCCAACAGCGCAGGACATGATTCCGAGTGCGGTGTTTCTGTTACCTGCTTCAAGCTCCAAGATCCCAACTCGTTCCCCTTGTTTGAGAAGGTGAGTTGCAAGGTTACGGCAGAAGCTTGTCTTTCCGGAACCAGTGCCCGAAGTAATAGTGACAAGTTCCCCATACCTGATCCCGTGTAGCTTTTCGTTAAGACCGGTAAATGGATAGTCATGTACGCATTTTAAATTAGGTGTACTTACTAACTCTCTTAAAGATTTCCCCTCAACAATTCCATCAGGACGGTACGTTTTTGCGTCATAGATAGCCCTTCGAATCGCATCCATGTCTCCTTGCTGAAGAGCATCGGAAGCGTCTTTATACTTCTCCAACCTCGCAATTTTCGCCTTACCTGGAGGTAATATAGCAGCGCAGTCTTGCGCAGCTTGAATTCCGGCGTCGTCGTTGTCAAAGAAGAGGACAATTTCCTCATAACCTTGGAGAAGGGGTAATACTTTCTGTAAATCCTTCTTAGCTCCTGCGGCTCCATGTGGAATAGAGACGTGAGGCCATGTCGGTTGTGCAGCATATCCTGAGGCTGCGTCGAGTTCTCCTTCATAGATCGTTAATCGTTTCCCTGTATCAGGGATTATATTCTGTCCAAAAAGTTGATGATCGGAGTTATCCCCTTCCATCCAAAACTTCTTGTCCTTTGTCTTTACTTTTGCAGCTACTACATTACCTTTCTTATCAAAGTAATGCATCCGTAATGTATCTCCATCTTTGTGGATACGGTATTTGCGGCAAATCTCTTCGGTTAACCCTCGCTTTCTTAATGCTACGGGTGTTCCTTTAAGCATTATGGTAGGTGCGGTTGATGATTGTGGAACTTCATCTGTACCAGCTGTACGATTATGGCATACAAAGCAATAGGTATGACCATCTGTATACATGCTGTTAGCATCAGATGATCCACAGTTAGGGCACGGTAGGTGGTATAGAAACTCCGATTCCGAGCCAGCTTGTGGGGATTGCATAATATGCACACCAAGGGAAGCCATTCTTAGTAGCCCACTTGGCATAAGTGGTCTTTGATTTTTTATTTATTTTATTATAAGGTGCCTGAAAGACAAGTCGAATATCTAGATCGGGATTCGCTTTCTTAACTGCCAGCATCTTGCGACGACTGGGTGCATCGAAGTATCCCTTAGTCTCAAGATATATTTCACCAACCCTAAAGTCAGGTGTATATGTATGCTCTATAACATATGGGAACTTAGAGTCCTCATACTTATAGTCGATCTTTAACTCATCTAGTAATTCAGCGACCTGTCTTTCTAGGCCGCTTCTCATTATACATTAAGCCTTAAGTTATCTAGTAAAATTGTGGTAACAATAATACAATAAATAAGTATTACAGTTTCCATCAGAAATCCTCATCCTCATTCTCGGAACAAGGTGTTGTGTCTACTACAGGTGCAGGGTCATTAGTCTTAAATCCTTTGGATGTACCAAAGAGACCAACAGCATCTTCTGCGCTTAAGTTACCTTCATCGGAGACACCAGCTCCATTCTGTATGCTAACAATCTGTACTGATTTTAGCTTAACGGATGTGCCTATGTCACCAGCAGGTAGTAGATAAGGTTTCTGAATAAAAGCTAGCTTAACCTTACTACCACTGTAAACAGGGGTATTTGTATCGGTGATAAGTGTACCTTCAGTATCTACGATAGTTGGGGTTATCTTATCTCCTTGTTTCCAGCTGAATTTAATCTGATAGTTATCAGATCCTTCAACTTCTTCCCATGGAGGGTGCTTAACAGTCACTCTCTTAGGGTTCTTTGCTCTGTTTCTAGCCCATTCAAGACAGCTCTCACGCTCATCCTCTAGTACATCTACTAGATCCTTATGGATAAGTGCAGACAATTTATGTCCATACTCCCCAGGTTTTAGGATAGCTTGAAAACCTTCTAATACAACAGGCTCTCTTGTTACATGTGTAGTGCTCATTAACAGAAAAAGTAAGTGGAATCCGCAACAATCTTAGGATCTAATGTTCCGACGATTGGCGGCGGTTCAGTTGCTTGGATAATTTCTCCAAATCGTGTAAGCCAGCAGTCTTGTGTGAAGATTCGTTGGTAGGTCTCTCGCACAAGTCTATTGATTTCTCCCATGTCTCCTGCTCTAGCAAGAATTGAATCATGGATGACTGTGAATGGTTCATCGAACTGTTGAAAGGAACAGTGCAGTATTGATGCATCTAACGAGTGAATTAGATTTGGAGCTGTACTAGATTTATGACGTGTAGGACAAGGCTCACCCTTACCTACTGTCAGACTAACTTGAGTCCTACCTAATAGCTGTAGATCTAATCTCTCTGTTTCTCTCTTATTTCTTTGCTGATTGACTACGAACCCAGAAGGTGTAGTCCATTCTACTTCAGTAGCTCCATTACGGATATACTGTCCTACATGTGTTTTGATCCAGCGCATTACACGCATCGGACCGGGGACTATTGCATCCATACTTTTATAAACCGCCTCTACTACAATCGAGACTTGCTCAGATGTAGGTTCGTAACCTTGTTCCTTTAACGCTTCTCTAATGTATATCCGTGAGGATGACTTAGTAGCATTATAAGGTATGGTCATGACGGTTCTTTTTGTGGTTTTCCGAGTAAGCCAATGATGTAGTTCCTTTGGAACATACTTCTTTGCTTCCTCAGCAACAGCTTTATAAGCATCACTAGGTTTAGAGTTGGGACATACATTTACCAGCTCAGCCGTTGACTGATCCTTTGCGAGCCCAGCTAAAATCTGGAGCCCACTACATGTAGCGTCTACTGCAACCATTAATCCTGTGGTTTGCTTATCACATTCAATACAGCAATGATAGTATTCATGACATGAAGCCATAAACTGCCACGGCTCGTCAGTATCTTCCCATTCAGGACGACTACCAATAGGATCAGTAGCTATTTTACTAATTAGACTCCTGTTATTATCAACCCATTGTATCCTTTCAACCATTGTAGCTTTATCCAACCCGAAAGTTGTAGCTACTTGAAAGGCTAACCATGTCTTAGCTGACTCAGTAACAGGTGACTCATTAGCAAAACTTATACAAGCCTTACCAAAGTCCGTATCTTGAGGAGTTAAGAAAGCTGGAATAGGATATGCTCTACCTCTGTAGTCAAAAGACCAACATAAATAAAAGACATCCTCTTTAAACTTCTCCGCTGCCTCTAACTGTGTTCTAGTCCTTACTGATCTCTTAAAGTTAAGGCGATCAGCATTGTAAGCCTCAGCAGTAGCTCGTTTCCAAGCTTGCTTAGCCTCCTTATTATCCTCTATATCTGGAGGTTTAGAAGGTTTATAGGCTTCTGTTATAGGTATAAATTTACCTACATTAATACCCTTCTCATTAAAGTGTCTTGCAACTTCAAGAACATGAGTATTCACACGGTATTCAACCTGTTGTAGCTTGTTTAAAAAAGCTATGGGAATGTTCCCGTGTTTTAATGAGGGATTACCACGACGTGTAAGTTCATGCCCTCGCATCAGCTCATTCGTTATATAACCACCGCACCTATCATTAGTCCAGTTATTAGGTGGTACCAACATAGGCCATGGTATACCACTGAACATCTCAGCGGATTTAATAAGCTGTTCTCTTATCTCGTTAAACTTAGGAGTAGGTACGATTCTAGCTACCTTGCGGCGCTTGCTCTTCTGATCTATCTCCTTAGTAAACCACCCCGTCGCAATGATGGTGGAATTTAAACACCACGAACCTAAAGAAGTTCGTGTCTTAATATTCCATGACGGCCATACAATATCCTTCCTGCCAAAGATAACACTAGCAATAGCAATCTTCTGTTGCGTACCACATGATTCATGAAAGTATTTATCCTCGATGTACTTCATTAGTTCAGGATAGTTAGCTCTATACCACCTGAATTTACATTCAGATTCTAAAGCTGACCCAATAGATACTAACACATTAGCTAGTATGTCTGAGTCTCTCTTCATACTGAACACAGTATCAAAGATAACTTTCAATCCAATCGTAGCAATAGCTAGTGGTTCTAATTCACTAAGATGTTTAGCTACAGGTTGGTAATGCTGTCCGGCTGCACCCTTCTTAAGTTTAGAGAATGATTGCTCAATCTCTTTAATAACTAAAGGAAGAGCAGCCGAGATACTTGCCGTTCCGTATACACTCGCTGAAGCGTAATTCTTCTCCTCTAACTTCTGGATGGAATCCATCAGACGTTGGCGGCCACAAGAAATCGCTTCCTTCTCTAACAAGTATTGATTCGAGATCTGTTTCGGTGTCGCCATAGGCTAAAAACATAGAGTATTCTTCAGCATTTAAATGGTCATACATCATAGTATTTACATTGTTGCTCGTTAGGGAACTCTTGGCAGTAATCTTCCATAGAGTTATAACATGTGTAGTGAGGAATATAAAACCCTACCTCATGGAACCCATCACGTTTAACGTTTAACGCTCCACATACAGCTAGGGTTATCAGAAACTTCTGACTTACCTCACCGTTATCATACACCTCTCCGGTATCTTGATCAATACCATAGCCTTCATTTTGAAGTAATTCTTCAAGGTCAATTGCGTTGATAGGTCTCATAATAGATCCGCAGGTTCGTGAATTGCTTGGTCAGTAAGGATAACAACATCCTCATGTTGGTCTATCCAAAGCTTAGTTAAGTGTTTCTTAGCAGCTTTGGCATTACGATAAGACTTTTCAGTAAGCTTACCTGTTTTTGGGTCATGACTCCTGATGATACAAGCATAGGCTGGTGGTAGATCCCAACTTATAGCAGCACCAAGTCCATCTTCAATAGAGAACGGTGTGATCTCATCAGTAGCTTCCCATCGTGTGACTTCATCGATACGATTATCGAAGGAATCTCTTCTAGCCATAGTTAAATCAACGTAGAATTTGATGTGTTTTAGGTGTGAGACTTCTGTATTTATTAACTTCAACCATAATACTAAAGAAGCTCATACTAACTATTAAAGATAGTATAGCTGCTAATGGATAGTACCATTCAGGTTGCTGCTTTGGCCAGTTGTTCATAACCATCCTCAAAGCGTTTTAATAAATCATACTGTGGTCTCACTGTAGTTTCAACGGCTGGGTCATAGTCATGCCACCAGTCGTTCTTCATTGCGTCAATTACTACTTGTAACTCACGCTCTGTTAGGTTTAGTTGCTTACGTTTCATAGTAAGTGTGTGGATAAAAGGGATCAAGAGGTTCGAGTTAAATGCAATTTAATGCAACCCTATGC